ATCAGTTGCATCTGCTGCACCACCCGCATAAACAAACCTAAACACAGATCCAGCAATCGGTGCTGGTAATGTGTAGGTGTTGTCCTGTCCACCGTCTGGAACAAGCAAAAATCTTCCACTATGCGTTGCATTCGTAAGCGTTACGTTTCCATCAGAAAGGCTGACGGGTCCGTCACCAAGCGTAACAATTTCAGTTATCGCTCCAGTTGTTGAGCTTTTACTGATGGTTTTTAAGGTTGACTCTGAACGAATTGGTCCAGTGAAGGTTGAATTAGCCATATATGTCTCCTGTCTCGGCTAGTGTCAGGCACGGTATGCACCTGTCAGGGATATAAGTTTTATACAGTAAAAAAAGAAAAGGGGCAACAAATGCCCCTTTTCATCAGTGTTCCATGTGGAACACTACGCTCCTTGAGAACCAAACACACAACGTGGGTTACTGAAGCCGAAGCTATAACGCTCACGAGCCTTGTATCTCACATTACCTGTGTCGAAATCTCCTTCCATAGAAGTTGAAATCGGAGTTCTTTCAAAATGCTTGAACCCATCTGGGCAATCGGTCAACAGGAAGAACGCATCGGTGTCAGTCAAGAAATGGTTGACTGAATAGCCTTGCGGCAACAGACCCATATTTCTTACTGCGTTGATGTCGTTGTCTGAAGTACCAACTCGACCTGGAGATTCTAGAAGCCTATCAGCAACGAACTGAAGTTGAGGAGGAACAACCAACTTGGTTCCCTGAAGAGCCAAGATCATGTTTCGATCATCAACAAAAGTACTGATACTGATAAGAGCATTCTCTAGAGAAGTCTCGTTCAAGTCAGCCATCGTGGTTTGACGATTAGCAAGCGTGCCTCCACCAGCTAGTGGGTGGCTCGTGTTAATCAAAGACACTCCGTCACCACCCGTAAAGCTAGAGCTAAACGCATTGTTCAATACGTTTGCAGCTTTAACCTGCTTGGTGTGAGCCATACTTCGGGCCAAAGCCTTTGTATAACGTGCGCCAAGGCGGTCATAGAGATTATCTTCCACAGCTTCTTCCGTTAACGCAAATCCCAGAGCAACCGTTTCATGCGTATAACGCGCCGTGAAACCTTCATTTGCACTGTCATAGTTAACAGATTGACCTTCCGATTTGGTTTCAGCATTGCCGAATCCAACAATCAAAACCTCTTCTTCAAACGCTCTGTCTGAAGCTTCAGTTTCAAAAATTTCAGCATGCTCGTTTTCATAACGCGCATACTCCATACCAAATAAAGCATTGAGACCTGGCTCTAGCTCTTTGGCTAACTGTGCTCTCGAAATAGCCATTAGTTATCCTCCTAAGCTAAACCAGCGCCTTTAACGCCAAATATATGGTTTTCAATAACAACTAGTACGTTGGTGTTTGCTGAAGCAACATCTGAGTTCTCAGGGTCACCTGAGATATCAATTGCTTTCAGTGGCAAACTCGTACCAGTTGCGCCAGTTGTTACATCCAGTTCTGCACCAGAAATACCAGTTACGGTGCTTCCAGAAGAAGTGTAGACGATATCAAAGTTACCGAATAAATCGGCTATTGGGAACGTATCGTCTGCTTGGATTTCAAAAACGACATTCGGATCATCAATGATAAATGCAATGATGTCAGAAGCGTTTGTGCTTGCTGGGTAATAGTTGCTGAACACTTGCTCACTAGTAGTGGGGTCCGTGTACATGCACCCATTAAAAACGCCTACAATCGGCACAGTTCCTCCGTCAGCATGGACCTCTACAGTTCCACCCGTGACTTGAGCAACCATATCTCCTTGGAAGATACTCGTGCCATAGTTTGCGGCGATTCGATATCGGCTCTGTCCACCAGTATAGACGCCACCGCCTATCATTCTGGATGGACGCATGCCGAATGCGGCATCATTATTAGCCATCGTTTTGCCTCCTAAAATTAAACACAATCAAAAAGATTAAGTCCTACCTTTTCCAAACGAAACCTGCGTTTTCCTTTCTCTCGTCATGGGCATCGCAGGGTTCTCCTCGCGCATCAAATCGTTATCAACTGCTCTCATTTGATTTTCGGTTTGCTGCTCAAAATGAGCATTACGCTCATCTGCTGTCTCTTCTGGAATCTTACAAAGAATCAAACCACCAACACCAACAGTGCCAGCATGCTTACCATCATCAATAGTTGGTAGATCATACCCTTGTACCTCTTCAGGTTTAACAGGCTCGAAGCCTTCTCTAAACCTCATGTGTACGTTGGTCTTGTCATCTTCTCCTCTGATATGCGTCCTGATCCATCTGTATTTCATACCATCTGGGGCAGGAGGCGTTTCCAGAACTTGAGGTGGAGTCCATGGTTTTCTTGCAGCCCCACTGGACCGTGAAGAAGCATTCCTTGGAGTTCTATTAGATCCCTTTCCTGTTTCTTCGCTCATGATCTCTGTAACCTCATTTTTTGTTTTGCGTATTCCTTGAATGGTACTCCTAGCTTCTTAGCAAGTTGCTGTTCACTAGGACTCAACTCAATCCTACGATTATTTTGATTGCGTCCACTTCCAGTCGTGCGCGATCCAGAGACTACTTTTTGGACGGCATTTTCGTCTCTCGCGATGTCAAACTTATGAGGGAAAGCATCCCTCATATGCTTATCTATTTGAGAATAGTATTCATCTGATTCCAAGTCAATCTGCGTTGCAGCCAATCGATTGTGAATCGCCATGACCTGATCAGTCATTGCCTGGTCAGATCCGAACCACTCATTCTCTTCTGCCCACTGTTGAGCTCTTACAGAAGGCTCTTGGTAGACAGGTTGATTCTGTTGTTGCCCATAAACAGGATTGGTAAGACCCTGCTCACGCTGAAGTTCTTCAAAGCTTTGTTCTTGGCTTGCTTGTTGATCTTCTAGCCAATCCTGGTACTTAACTTTGTAGTCTTCGTAATCCTGCTTGTACTTGTTCAACGCCGATCGATCAGCTTCTGCTTGTGCAATAAGTTGTTGAGCATCTGCCATTTTGTCTGGATCACCAGACTCATACGCAGACTTGTAAGCATTCTTTGCAGCTTGTGCCTGAGTTTCTACTCTGGTTTCAAACTCATCTCTATAGCCTTCTTGAAGGCGCATATTCTCTTGAGATGAAGATTGTTGCGAATTAAGCAACTGCCCTGAAAGGTTTTTGTTTTGATCCTGCAGTTCTTTTACATACTGCAGAGCCTGTAGCTCTCTTCGTTGAAACTCTTTTGCCTGTGCGACAGCTTTATTAATTCTGTCTTGAGAAGTCCTTGTTCTACGCTCTGCCTCAGATATTTCTTCGTCTTCATCTATCGGCTTTGCATCAAAGTCTTCTTTGACTACATCCTCTGTAATCGGCTCTATTTCTTGAACATCTTCCTCATCAAGATCAATTACCGCGACATCTTCAGATGTTTCTTCTTCTACTCTTCTGTTTTCTGGAAGCGAGGCTTTCTCAATATTCTCATCATTAAGATTAGCCAGAGCTTCGGTTAGTGTTTCTTCAGCCATGTTTTCACCTATGCAGATTTAATATCATCGGGATTAAGGATTGTTCCGATTACTTCATCGTCGTTAATAATCCGAACTTCTTTATCATCTTCTAGAGCAAATCGAGCTCCTGCATATCTTCCGATAAGCACCCAATCTCCTTTATTACACCATGGTAAGCCATTGAACTTAGATTCATCCTTGTATGCCAATGGGCCTACTTTCAGCACATAACACACTGATGTGGCTAAGTTTTCTTTATCTATGGTGGATTCTAAAAGATGAATCCCTGCTTCTGTAACGCCTTTGCCTTTGTATGGTAAGACCAATAGTCTCCACCCAGATGGCTCTGGCATTCTTTCCAGCAATGATTTATCTAACATGGTTGGGTCTAAGACCCTTTCTTCTTCGCTAACATATGCATCCGTAACGGACGGTTTTGCGACAGTGTCCAGTTTTGGCTCACTCATCGAGTTCATCTCCCTGTATGTGCAACGCTTCTTTCAGATCCTGCCGTAGGGTGCGAAGCATTGATAACTCACCCATGACAAATTTATAGTCCTCCATATCTTTTATGTTACCTGAAGTAACATAGTCTACATGTCCCTGCTCGTATTGATTCAGTTTTTTATATATGTAAGACGCGAGTGCAATTGAATCCATCTGTTACCTAATCGGACCCATTACCCCTGGCGGCAAGTTTACTAACCCTGGATCTGGAGCCATTCCAATAGGCTCTATCTCACCTGTGCCTGGATTAACACGAGCACCACTTGCGGGTGGTCTTGATATCTCTTGTGGTGGTGTAGCAGTTGCCAGACCTGCGTATGGCAATAACGGAGCTACAGGCATTGGTTGTCCATAACCACCAAACTGTGTTTGTGGCACTGCCAGTGTTGGTGTTTGATAAGTCGGATACTCAGT